GAACCCGGTGGAACCATTTTTTTCTGGATGGACTGGTAAGCCAGGTAGGAACCGCCAAGAAGCAACGGGATGGACAGACCCACCGCCAGCACCCCTTTCGGCAAGCCGCGTTGAGGCTTGATATGAACCGAGGCCGACTTGTAAAGCGCGAACCCCTTGCGATGCAATTGGTACTTGCGCTGTATGGGAGCATCGCGGAAACGCTCCGGATTCCCGACTTCCGGCCATTCGTACACCTTGCGCCCAAGGAGGCCGAGTTCCCGAATATGAATATGACGCCCGACCAGCTTGCGAACGTTCGCATCGATTAGGTTCGGGTGCTGCGTCAGAATGATGAAATCCAGCCCCTGATGGCGATGAGTCTCAAAGGCGGCGACCTCTGGCGGAACCTTCGACCCCACAGGCCGAGGACGATAAACCCGTTGCGCCTCGTCAATGACCACCAACGCCCCGTCGGGGAAGTTAAACAGCAGTTTCTCGCCGTCCTGGCTATGCGGATCTTCGACAACCCGTGTCCATTCCACCAATGGCGGCGCGGCCAGATGCCCCACTTGCAGTTCGGGGATACCATCGACCACGATCTGGCGATTATCTCGCGAGGCTTCCAGCAGAAAATCCGTAACCGCAAGCAGCGTTTTACCCGAACCAGGTGCGCCCGTGATTAGCGTAATCATAGAACCGCCAATTTCTTAAAGGCAATCACCGTACCAGCCGCCGCAAGCCCTCCCGCAATAATTGAAACAGCAGAGAACGCGCCACTGATTGCCAAAATCTGGAGAACCTCACCCGATAACCCTCCCATAGCAGTCTTGGCGGCATTCAGCGCCGCCGTGATCATTGTTTGAACACCGGCGACGGTAAGAACGCCGACCCCGAGCGAAGCAAGGACACGCTTGGCAATCGGCCCCGCGACCCCCGCAAGAAAAGAACCCCATCCACCGAACGCCATTTTATGAATTCCTCCGCGCGACACCCACAACAATCATCAAGGCCGAGAGCCACGCAAAGCCCACAATCAGCGGCCTGATGCCCTCGGCGAACGTGCAGTATTGACCCCAAGACCAGACAATCGGCGAGCCGCCTTTGCTAAACAGCGTCCGATCGGCAGGACATGTGCCGGTATCCGGCCCGAAACCAGCGACCGGCGATATAGACAGCGTTATCGTGTTTTCTTCAAGTTCAACATCCGGCACTTCGTCAAGCGGCTTACACCCCGACGCATCGGGATTTAGCTTGCACCAATCTGTCTCTTCTTTCGGCGGAACCGGCTGCCCCGTGCCGGAATCTAAGACCGGCTGCCCGTTTGCGTCCACCTCACGCTTGACCACTTGCACGTCCGCCGTATCCGGCTGGCTAGGTGACGGCGTGACCCGCGCAACATCCTGCATCCGCTTCTGCGTAACAGGGTCGACAACCGGATCACCCAACGGAATATCCGCATATGGAGGCGCAAACACCGATTTATCCGTCGGCAGAGGCACACCATTCGAAACCATGTCACGAATGGCCGCGTCAGGCCATTGTGAGGCCGCCATATCCTGCCAAGCCTGATCTACGGTTTTCGGTACGGAAACACATTGCCCATTGGTCAGGTTATACCCCGACGGGCAAGTCGTCGTCACACAGTTATTGCCACTGGCAACCGCTGGAGACACGCAACCTTGACCCGATTGAATAACGAAGGTATTACCAGCCGAAAGCCCTAGACCGATCCAAAGCGTTGCTCCGTCAGAGCCACGAACCGCTTGACGGGAGAGCGCATAACCCGCCTGTAGCGTAGTCGAATGATTTACCCCAAGAACTACCGGACCTGTATAACTACAGGAATCCGGCGCCATCGACCCCATGACGGTACACGAGACCGACGCGGAGGCCGCGGAATCCCCTGCCGCTTGGACAGTCGAATAATTCGGTCCGGTATATGAGTATGCGCTTAGAAAATAGACCGTCGCTTTCGCAGTCGTGTTCGTCGTAGGCTGCACAGTGGAACTTGGTGCTGTCCATTCACCATTGAGATACTCAAGACCTTTCGACAACGCATAGGACGCGACCGCCGACGTAAGAAGCCCTGCCGGATTGAGTTTCAACGCAGTAACCGCCACGTCAGCCGCATTCGCAGCAAGCGGAGCCGTCATGCCGAACACGGTATTATTCATACCGTTCGCAATCGCGGAACTATTACCGTGAAGCGCCCCCATCCCGACATACCACGGAGTCGAAGGCGATGCCGTAAGCCCACCTGGCTCTGTCCCCTTCAAATGCGTTACGCCGTTGACACGCGAAACCGTAAGGCCACGCAACTGCATCGTAACCGTCGACGCATCCGCAAGCCCGACAAACATGCAGAGCAGCGCCGCCATAAACACCCAGGTCAAATGCCGCGCCCTCATCGCACCGCCACCCACATAGGAAGCACCACCGCAAGGAAACCCGCCCACGCGTACAGATCAAGCGTCAGCATCATTTCGCAACCCCTTCGCAATAAATTTAACCGCATAGACGGCAATCATCGCCGCCGCTACACCCCACCCAAGCACCAAACCGTCCGTGAAGTTGTCCATCACGTTGCAGGACGGGAACGTCGGCACAGTTGCCGTGCTACTGGTCAGGTTCGTAATCACGCCCGTGCTGGCGATGCTCTGCCGCTCGATCTGCCAAACCGTGCCAACCTTCTCAAACCACGAGACATACGACGTAGCACCCGCCGTGAAGCTTGGGTCTTTCTTGCTGAAAAAATAATCCGCTGCGTCCGCATTCGTGCTGAAGCAGCGATCACCGACTAATGCACCCATGACGACCCCTTAAACGAAAACGGGCGACCGAAGCCGCCCGCCGTCCTGATTGGCCGATATTACAGGCCGCGACGGATGAACTTCACGCCAGCGATGGCGATGATGGCAACCAGCACCAGACCGGCAACGGTCAGCGCATCCGCCTTCATGTCACCCAGAGCGGTGGACACTTCGGTGGGAACAGCGGCCATGGCCGAACCAGCGGCGAGGGTCATCGGAACAAAAACGTACTTGCGATATTGCTTGAGCATGGCGATCTCCTTTCAAGAGGTCAGGGGATAGACCGGTGTAAGCGCTCGACTTCCACCGGCAGGGAGGACTTTACCGACGAGATGGCCAGAACTGCACCGCCCCACAGGCAAAGGGTTACAACAAACAGGACGAGAAGCCCGCGCATTAGCCCGCAGGCTTGAAGAGTGCGACAGGCCGCACGTTGTTGACACCGACGACAACCGCCGTCAGCTTGCCATCAGCACCGGGCTTCGCCTCAAGAACCAAGTCACCCATGCAGGGAACGTGCTTACGAACGGCATTAAATACCTGTTCGTCGCGGATGCTAGTTTTCGTGCCACGGAAACCGACCGCACCTTCGCGGGTCTCGGTATATGGCGAAACGAACTGGAGCGAGTAACCGCGCAAGGTCTTGCCGGTTTTTTCATCTTCCATTTCCCAAGGTGCGGCAAAGTGAATAAGTACATTGTTCATCGTTCAGCCTTTCTTAACGTGTGGAAAAATTGACTGCTGCAAGGTTAATAGTTAAGGTTTACGATTGTCAATACCCTTTACGGAGATTTTTTTCTTATGGCTTGGAACAAACACATAAAGGTCTCAGACGAGACACATCGCGCCGTTTCCGTGTACGCGGCTATCACCGGCAGCGAACTGCAGCAGGTTTCGGATTACCTGCTCAGGCTCGGACTAGCGCAGACAACGCAAGGTCTAGGCGCTTTGGCACTGGCCGACCCTGACCGACCACAGCAAGACAATCTAGGGCTTCTGGTTCCGCCTCCAGAATCACCTTGATAAGCCCGCCATAGGAACGGCGCAGATGGCCAAGGAGCGCCTCGTAGGTTATACGCGTGGCCATCTGTGCCGTGACGATCCGTTCATGCGGTTCGCCCATCGCCACCCAGGCAAGCGCCTTTACATACGCGCCCGCCAGATACGAGCCAGGTCGCAGCACTGCATCGAAGGGTATAACCCTGTCCTTGTTGTGCAGTTCCAATTCCACCCGCAGCCAATCAGACTCCAGGTCGCCTAGCTGTTTGCCCTTCTCATAGACCCGCAGCAGCTTACCATTCTCGCGCCGCCCAACATACACGGTGCGCCCTTTGCCGTCGATCTTCCGCCAGTTGCCCCTTTGTTCAAACGATGGAGGCCGACCACCCGCACCGAATGCGCCCGCATCATAATCGGCGACTGCTGCATCGACGCTGTAATGCTTGCCTTCATGATCGTCGAAGGCCACGTCGAGGCGCGTAATCACGAACCGCGTCAGAATCTCGGAGACCTGCAAAAGCCGCACCTGCCAGCCCGCAAGCGCACACGCCAGCCCGTGACCGGTGATCTGTACGAGAATCGTGCCAGCCTGCCCACCTATCGACAGCATGCCAGCGCCGTCCTGAAGGCTCACCGTCGTGCGGTAGAAGTTAAGCCCCGCTGCACGGGTATCGCCCACATCCAGACCGAAAACGAACCGGACAATCGCCCCGACCTGCCGCCGCAGCACCAGTTCCTCATCCAGATTCGGCAGACCACCGCCTTGTTCCTGCACGAATTCGCGCACAGCTCGGTTGCTGTGCAGATCATCGTTGAACGTAAAGCTGATCTGATCCACGAAGCCGACCCCCTCGGGCGCTGGGCGCGGTTGCATACGGATCAGCGGCTTGATGTGGCCCCGTTCGATTTCGAAGTCAATAAAATCCCCGTATTCGGTCATTCTGTCGCCCCTTTGCACTGAGCCGCGACTGAAGCCAACCAGAGCGCAAACGCCAACGGAGTCGCCTCCCGCGCTGCACGTCCTTGACTTGCTACTCTACCTTCCGCCATGCCGAGCCGGAACGGAACTGACGGCAACCACCTTTCGGCCCCTACAATGTAAAGCCAGGTCAGTTTGGGCGCGGCATGTCCGAACCACGATTGATTGACGACATAAGTAAAGCCGCCGAATTGATCCCGCGAACCAGGTGCGGGCAGGTTTGCAGCCTCCCATAGCGTTGAATGCGCCGGATGTTCAAGCACACCACCACAGGCCCGCACACATTGCACCGCATGAAAGGCTAAATCCTTTTCATCGTGGCGCGGTTTCGCGAAGGTACGCAGACGACCCCACGCACGGCAGGGCGGATGTGCGACCACGGGACGGCGACCCTGATAGGTTCGCGCATCGCGATCCTCGTCGAACACGTCATCGAGAAAGGTCTTATAAACAGAATCACGCCGTGCATATAGCACCACCACGGCTTTGCGGCTTACAATATCCATGCTTTTCGCTCCTGTGTTAGCGGATTGCCACGGCCTCGGACGGTGGAACGTCGCGGGGCTTTCTTTCGACTGGGTGGAATTGTGCCTTAATTGACGGCCAAAGACAAAAGCGCGGGAAAATCCAAATCCAAAAGAGCCTGTGACGGCCACACGTGAATCATGTGTGTCCTTTCGCCCATGAAACAGAGGCGGGCGAACATTCGGCTATTTTGGATTTTCCCGCGAAAGGCAAAAACGCCACCCGGTTTGGCACCTTTCCCCCCATGTTATTAATGGGGGATGCCCCGAGCCGCCACCGCCACCGCCACCGCTGCGCGGCGTCGGCGTCGGCTGCGCCTCTCGCCCTTCATTGTCTAACTTTGGGCGATGTTGCCTCAAGCCCTCTCGGGTGGACTCCGGATTTAATCAGCACGTCAAGAGCGCAAAAGCGTCTGAAAAAAAGGGTGGGTTTCCCCAATACGCCAACCGGCCTCCGGCCTAAGTGATCGCCGCAACTTCAAGAGGCGCGGCCATCACTTTTGTCTGCAATTAACTAAGGCCGAACCGCTATAAGTTAATTTAATAACTGAATCAATATAACTTACTTGATTTATCGTTACAGTAACGTATAATGAATACATCGACAACAAACCAGGTGAACCCATCATGATTGACTTTTTAACGCCCCGTTATATCCAGCCGGAATTTGCAACTTCTGAAAACGGAATGTGGTTCGATACGCTCGACGCGCCGGAATATATGGCCGCTGGTTCTATGATAGCAACAGAGAGTAATTACGCCGTGCCACAACAAACCAACCGCACTAGCGGAGAAGCAGTTTTCCCGCTAATCCGAGAAACCCGCGAAGTAATCGACTTTGTTTTCACAGACACGAAAACCGGCGAACAATACGCCGAACGGAAACTATTAGACACGCTCGTTTCTTACGAAGCCGCCGCGGTATTTGCCCAACGTCTTGCAAACAAACTAAAGACAGGGATTGCCTTCACAGCGTGGCTAGCAGATCGGGAAGGCGCGGTCGGGTTCCGATACCCACGAACCAAAGGCCGCCCCGAGAATCCCAACGCCGCAACCAGCACAGAGCGCGTTAGGAAACTACGCCAGCGCCGGACGGAGAAGGGTCTTTGCCCTTGTTGCGGTCAGAAGTTGCCGCTTGATCTGTAACCTCAACAGCACCGGACGCGCCCGCACTTGCCGCTTTAGGCGATGGAGGCGCAGAAGGTGCTGCGACAACCACGGGTTCGCGATAGGCATCGAACGGCGGATTCGAAATCCACGCGAGGCACTGTTCACGACTCAGCCCCGCATCCGTTCCGGTTTGTGTTTGGCAAACACACCGTTTTGCAGATGACAAACAACCGGCGACCACCGGCAGGTTTTTGACCTGGCGAAGTTCGTCGTAAGCTGGTGCGGTTTCTGGCCGCCCCGCGATCCTTGGTACAAACTCCACGAACATATCGGCACGGTCAACCACCGGCGCGGCAGACGCGACAGCAACCGGCGTGGCCGCTGCCTTGTTTGTTACTTCAACAACAGAACCCGGTGGAACCATTTTTTTCTGGATGGACTGGTAAGCCAGGTAGGAACCGCCAAGAAGCAACGGGATGGACAGACCCACCGCCAGCACCCCTTTCGGCAAGCCGCGTTGAGGCTTGA